CGATTTTTTGTGTGCCGGTGATAAGGTTTTGATTTTTCAGCCTGTTGCTGAATATGCAGCAGATCCTTGTGGAGACTGTGGCAAAAAAGAATAGTTTTCTTTTTTTTCTTCCGACATCGCTTATCATTGACAAATTGTGAAGACTGCACCAAGCGTTATCGTATTGAAAATTGTTAATATCGTGTGTGCATGAAGCTTGCGTAATGCGCGCGCGAAATTAATAATTTTTGATACGATGTTGATTGGTGCTTTCTGCACAATTTACCTACCTTTGCGATTTCGTAAGATTAAAAGTAAAAAATATTCTTTACCTGCGCGGAGCGCAAATTATGAGCAACTCTGTTGCGTTTGTTGTATTGTAAGTGTAAGTGTATGTCTGATAAAGTTCGTAATTTTTTCAATCGTTGTGAGCATCCTCGCATAATAAAAAATAAGTATACAGGTGAACCTGTTTATGTTGAGTGTGGAGTTTGCCCTCATTGTTTAATTTCGCGTTCTGATGCGAAAAGAAATTTGTGTGATTATGAGAAATGGAATCGTAAGTATTGTTACTTTGTAACATTGACTTACAATTCGCAGTATGTTCCGAAAATGGCACTTATACCTATTACGGATTATGAATTTGATTATCCGATAGGTAAGAATTGGCCTGTTGTCCGTTCTCAGCTTCATACGCGTATGTTACTTGATCCTCGTGTAAAAAAACAGGACAATGGACAAGATATCAATATGTTTACCTGTAAAGTAAATTATCCTTACATTGATGAGCATTTGAAAAACATTTATGCTTCTTGTGCTGCCGCTACTGAGTTTCGAAAAAAATACAAACCTACGTACCAGTCTCCCGCTCGTCCTTATATTCTTCGTACTATTCCTCGCATGTCTAGGTTATATAATTTTGGTGACGTTCAGCGTGAGGAATTGGTTTGGCTTTCTCCTGAAAAGGCTGAAATGCTTAAGAAGAAATCTAAATGTGAAGGAAATGGTAATGCCTTTCCTCAATTTAAAGGACTTCTTAAGTATGTGAATTATCGTGATTATCAACTTTTTGCGAAACGTTTTCGCAAATATTTATTTACAAAAATTGGTTCATATGAAAAAATATCTTCATACATTGTATCGGAGTACACTCCTAGGACATTCCGCCCGCATTTCCATATCTTATTTTTCTTTGACTCGGACGAAGTCGCCGAAAACATTCGACAGGCTGTATATCAGAGTTGGCGGCTCGGTCGTGTCGATACGCAACTTGCAAGGGACGCTGCCGGTAGCTACGTATCGGGCTATCTTAATAGCATTGTGTCTCTCCCCGGTATTTTTACAGACGTCTCGTTTACAAAAAATAAGTCGCGGTTTAGCAAATTATTTGGATATGAAAGCTTTAGAAAAACAGTCGAAGTACCTGAGCAAGCAGTCGAACGCTTATCTGAGCGAGTACGCTTTGTCCGTAATGGCAAGCCTTGCGAATTCGCTCCCCCCTTTTCGTATATCTCTCGATTATTGCCACGATTCGTACCGTACAGCAGTAATTTTTCTGTCGAGACTCGAACAGTTTTGCGCTCAATCCGTGGAGTATTACAACTCTTTAGAAGAAACGAACCCTTCAAAAAAGAGACTCCTACGAATGTATCCGAATTTATACATTGCTATACCGTAACATTGTATGAAAAATACGGTTATTGTTACGATACTCTTCCTGAGTGTCTTCGTGTCTATCTTGCTTATACGCGTTCTGTCAAGGAAATTTACTACTTTACAGATAGGTTGAAAAATAAGCTTTGTCGTCCTTTATATATTTATCGTATATGGGAGTCTTTGAATTTGAGTGATGATTATCTTATTTCTCTTTCTGATGAATATATGTCAAGGTGTCGCTCTATGTCTTTGGAGAAACAGTTGAGTATCCAGCAGGAAATGTTTGACCGTGAGGGATACTCTGATGATCTTCTTTCTTTGTTTTATATTAATAAACCGCAAAAGAAAGTTAATAATCGTTATTTTCAGGAGTGGAAAGATAAGAATTACTATGAAGTACATTATATTCGCGTTAAACATAAGAAATTAAATGATGAAAATGATGTATTTCTAGAATAATTATCTTTATAGTTATGAAAATTACACCTCAACAATGGATTGAAGTAGTTAAATTGATTTCTACTTTTGTTATTGGGCTTATTACAGCCTTGTGTGTTCAGTCTTGTACTGCGTCTATGTCTGTTTTTTGGAAGAACAGTAACTCTAAGCAAGAAAGTAAGCAGACTACTAAACAGTCTGTTGACTCTACTTTTATTAATTTTATTCCTAAAAAAAACTGATTTATGAGTTTATTTAATTTAAAGGATGTCCGCAACCACCCTAGGCGTTCAGCATTTGACCTTTCTTCTAAGGTTGCTTTTTCTGCAAAATCGGGAGAGCTTCTTCCGATTAAATGGTATTTTACAATGCCCGGCGATAAATTTACTTTGAAACGCCAGCATTTTACTCGTACTCAGCCTGTTAATACTTCTGCGTATACTCGTATTCGTGAGTATTATGATTGGTTTTGGGTTCCTTTGCATCTTTTGTGGCGTAATGCTCCTGAGGTTATTTCTCAGATGCAGTCTAATGTGCAGCATTCTAGTAGTGAAACTTCTGCATTGGCTCTTGGAAAGTATTTGCCTACGATTTCTACTTCCTCTTTATCTTCTGCTTTTGAACGCTTGTCTGGTAAGAAAAACTATTTTGGTTTCGACCGTGCTGATTTGGCGTATAAGTTAATTCAGTATCTTCGTTTTGGTAATCTTGGTAATGGTGTAAAAAATTTTGGCACGTCTGTTCCTCTTGGTGATTCTGTTTACTCGCAGTCTTACCGTTTTAATTTGAATTTGTCGATTTTCCCTTTATTGGCGTATAAGAAATTTTGCCAAGATTATTTTCGTTATTCGCAATGGCAGAACTCGAGTCCGTATTTGTGGAATATAGATTATTATACAGGTTCTTCGCAAAGTTTGTTTTCTTCTATACCTGCTATGGGTGATTCCTATTGGAATAACAATACTATGTTTGACCTTGAGTATTGCAACTGGAATAAAGATCTCTTTATGGGTGTTCTTCCTGATTCTCAGTTCGGTGACGTGGTGTCTATTGATACAGGTGGTTTAAAGTCACGGGATTTGTATGTTGAGGCTCGTATTTCTTCTTCTCAGTCTTCACGTACATATCTTGGTGCTAAAACGGCAGCTTCGGGTTCTGATTTTGCTGTTAATGCAGGTCCTTCTGCTGTTCAGTCCAATCCGTTGTTTGTTACTATGCCTTCGGTCGCAGCTTCGTTTGATGTTCTTGCGCTTCGTCGTGGTGAGGCTCTTCAACGTTGGAAGGAGATCTCTTTGAATGTCCCCCAAAATTATCGTGCACAGATTAAGGCACATTTCGGTGTTGACGTTGGTGAAAATATGTCAGGTATGTCTACTTATATCGGTGGTGATTCGTCGTCTCTTGATATTTCCGAGGTTGTTAATACCAACCTTCAGTCCGGTGATGCTCAGTCAGAGGCTGTTATAGCTGGTAAAGGTGTCGGTTCTTCTCAAGGTTCTGAAAAATTTGAGGCTTGTGATTGGGGTGTTTTGATGTGCATTTATCATAATGTTCCTCTTTTGGATTATGTTTCCTCTGCTCCTGACCCTCAGTTGTTTGTTTCCCAGAATACTGATTTGCCTATCCCTGAACTCGATTCTATTGGTATGCAATCTGTTCCGATTTCTATGTATTCTAATGGTGATAGTGAATTGGTTTCTGGATTTGCATC